CAAAATTCAATTCAATCTTCTTTCTAGCCATGCACTTACTTAATCGTTACGCATTATCTTGCGGCGTTTTAATCGACAAGCCCACTGTTAACGAAGCTTATTATCCTTTAGCTGTTGATAAGTATATCGTTTTCCAAACAAGCGGCAAAGGCAACTCTCGCCAGTACGATTACTGGACAAAGGTATTTTCTCACATTAAAGAATACACAACTGATTATAAAATCATTCACGTTGGAATTGAATCAGATCAATCAGTAAGTGCAGTCGATATGGACCTGAGAGGTAAAACATCTTTGCCTCAACTAGCTTACCTTATTAAGAATGCTTCTCTTTATCTTGGCATTGATAGCTTGTCAGCTCACTTTGCAGGCCATTTCAACACGAAGATCGTAGCGATGTATCCTTATTGCTACGCTCAAAACTGCAAACCGTTTTGGGGCGACCCAGCAAACCAAACTTTGCTTGAAGTTGACTGGAAGACTCAAGGTAAGCCATCCTTTTCGCTTACAGAGGAAAAGAAGAAGATTAACACGTTCATGCCAGAGGTGGTCGCTAGAGCCGCTTTAAACCAACTTGGCATTGAAAACGACTTGGATAAAGTAAAGACTTTGCACATTGGTGACTTGTATCATAAGCCTACGATTGAGATTGTTCCCGATTCTTTGATGGCTCCAGCGGTAATTAAAGATAAAATCTGCAACATCAGAATGGACTACTATTATTCTGAAGCTAATCTTGTTCGCTTGGCTTCGGTAAGCTTCCTTAACATCATTACCGATAAAGAAATTCCTATTAAAGTTATCGACGCTATCAAATCTAAGGTTCACGGTATCACAGTTATCGCTAACGAATCTATTACTCTTGAATACCTCAAGGACGTAAAATCTCTTGGAATTAAAATTGATTTAATTGCCAAGTATAACGACAACTGGGGAGCTTTAGCTGAAAAGTTTTTTGATTTTGGTTTAGAAAAAGATGAAGTATTTGATAAAAATACAGTCAAAACACTTGACATGATAGATGAAACGTGTCTTTTTTCCTCTGAAAAGATAATCCTTTCAGAAGAGAAAGTTTTCGCCAGTAAGTTAGCTTGGAAAAATAACCAACCAAAGCTTGACAGATTGGCGAAAGTCGTAGATGATCCTGTCTTCTGGGAGGAATTAGATCACTTCCATATTATAAAAGATGAACGACTCAAACACAAAACCATTCGACAAGCCGACCAATCGTGACGAACGAGGGTTGTTAAAAAACGTTAATTATATCTTCAATCAAGATGGCTCCGTCAACTGGCGAGCTATGGTGAAACCAGCGCACCTTTATCCAAATAAAGGCGCGTTTGAACGTTTTGGTAAACCAGTTCCAGATTCTATCGAAGGGTTGGAAGATAATAAGCTTCTGATCAAGCTTTCGGGAATTAAAGAAGTCGCTAAACTTCGCGGTTATAGCAGGGTTTCATATACTTTTCCTAAACTTGAAAAAGATTATGTAGTTGCTGTATGCTCCGTAGATTGGATTTCTAATTTTGAAAGCACCAATCAAATTGCTGGTGAAGATAGCTGGGAAGCTTGTTCTTCTATGGATGTCGCTAACGCTACTTTTGAAAATACTGATGGTTTTGGTCAAAAGTTCCTAGAAACTATTGCAGCCAACCGAGCTTTTGTTCGCTCTGTCCGCAATTATCTTGGTATCCATATCGTCGGCGAAGACGAAATCGACAAGAAAGGCTCTAGCAAATTAATCGCCGCAAGCGATCATTCAAGCGACATTACTCCTCAAGGAGTTTTAAAGAATAAATTCAGAGACTCTGAACACAATTCTGGTGGGGACGAGTTTGAAAACTTTAAGAATTTTCTGCGCGGTCTTTGGAAATCTGAAACATACCGTAACGAAGAAGCTTCTAAATGGAAGACTTGGACTGATATTCCAGTTAAAGAAGCTCGCGCCTTAATTAAGTTTATCTAATATGGTCAAGAGAATCGTTAAAGCTTCTGAGCTTAAATCTATTCTTGATGAAATGTCTTTGACCGAGCGGGTTCAAAACATCTGCAAAATTCAAAAACATTGGGGGGCAGAGTGGAATTTGGACTACCTAAAATGTAAGTTAATTACCGCTCTGCTCACCCTTAAAGATGACGCTGTTTTCTTCGTTTATTTCAGAGACGGAAAACCTAACTCTATCTTTGCTGGATTTGTCTCTTCTGATTGGGTTAGCGGTAGAAGAGGTGTGCAAGAAATCATTTGGGTTACTTGCGGAAAGTCCTATCTTGACGGTATTAAGGTAATTTCTGCTGTCGAAGAATTTATTCAGCAAAGAAGCCTTGACTTCTTAAACTGCTCCTACATTAGTCATGGCGGCGACCCTAGAGTCCAGATGTTTTATATGAACAATGGATTCAATGTGGATACACTCAATTTCGTTAAGAACTACAAATAGTTTCTTAAAGAAGTTTGTTTAACATTAACGTCTTTTTAACCTGTAAATTATCTTACCTATTTTGGTTTCAATATGAAAAAATTCATGAACGTAAAGAAAAGAAGCGGCGAAGTTGAAAAATTCGATGCTGACAAAATTAATAAAGTTTTAGCTTGGGCCTGTGAAGGTATTAGCGATACTTCTCTTGAAGAAGTGGGGATTAATGCTAACCTATCTTTCTTTGATGGAATATCTTCAAAAGACGTTCACAATACCTTGATTGAGTCTGCCGCTAATTTGATCTCTGAGGAAAAGCCTCAGTATCAATATGTAGCCTCTCGTTTGCAGAACTATCAACTTCGTAAAGAAGTTTGGGGCGGTAGAAATGCTCCAAAGCTTATCGACTTTGTTAAAGAAAACATTTCTTCTGGCATTTATGATGCCGACATTCTTAAATGGTACGATGAGAGAGAGTTCCATAAGATTGACGAGTATCTAAAACATGACCGTGATTTTTCGTTCACTTATGCTGGTATTAAACAGTTGTGCGAGAAATACTTAGTTCAAAACCGTACTACAAAGAAAATCTATGAAACGCCGCAATTTGCTTATATGCTTATTGCTATGACTTTGTTTAGGAACTATACGTCAAATAGACTTCAATACGTTAAGCGAGCCTATAATTACTTTAGCCAACACAAGATCAATCTTCCTACGCCAATTATGGCGGGCGTTCGCACGACTTTGAAGTCTTATGCTTCATGCGCCCTGTTCACTGTTGACGACACTTTAGATTCGATTTTCGGCAATAATACCGCTGTTGGCCTAGCAACTGCCAACCGATACGGTATCGGCATGAATATCAGCCGCATTCGCGCTGTAAACAGCCCAGTTAAAGGCGGCATGGTCAGTCATACTGGCCCAATTCCGTTCTTGAAGATGTTTGAATCTACCGTTAAGTCTTGCCATCAAAACGGTATTCGCGGTGGCTCGGCAACAGTTAACGTTGCTTGGTTCCATCACGACATTGAAGACATTATGGTTCTCAAGAACAATGCTGGCACTGATGACAATCGTGTTCGCAAACTTGATTACTGCATTGGCTTTGATCGTTTGTTCTATGATCGCGCTATGTCTAACAAGACTGTAACTCTTTTCTCTTACCATGAAGTTCCTGAACTTTGGAATAACTTTGGTATGGAAGGTTTCAAGGAGCTTTACGAAGCTGCCGAAAAGAACAATAAAATTAAATTTAAAAAGGTCGTTAACGCCAGAGAACTTCTTTTCTTATTCTCTAAAGAACGTGTAGAGACTGGTCGTATTTATTTGATGAATGTTGACCATGCTAATTCTCATGGTTCTTGGACTGAACAAGTTGATACCGCTAACCTTTGCTTGGAAGTTAATCATCCATTAACTGCAATCAAAGATGTTAACGATAAAGATGGTGAAATCGGCGTCTGCATTCTTTCTGCTGTTAATCTTTTGGAAATTTCAGAAGATGAAATGGAATCAGTGTGCGATGTTATTGTTCGGATGCTTGAAGAACTGATTGACCATCAAAATTATTTCGTTCCAGCGGCGGAGAACTTCGCTAAGAAGCGTCGTAGTCTTGGCGTTGGCGTTACCAACTTAGCTGCTTGGCTTGCTAAACGAGAAATCAAATACTTCGATAAGCAAGCTCCTAACAAGGTTGCTGCGCTTATGGAGTCTATCAGCTATAATCTTATCAAAGCTTCTGTTGAGATTGCCAAGGAAAAAGGTAAGTGCGAAAAGTTCCATCTTACTAAATTTTCTCAAGGAATTCTTCCAATTGACACTTACTGCAAGAACGTTGATGAGTTCGTTACTGAGAAGCTTCATTTTGATTGGGAAGCTCTTCGCAAAGAAATCGCTCAACACGGTATGCGCCACAGCACTTTAACAGCTATCATGCCTGTTGAATCTAGCTCCGTAATTCAGTCTTCAACAAATGGTATTGAACCTCCTCGCTCGCTTATCTCGTTTAAGCGTTCAAAAGCTGGAGTTATATCTGTTGTTGTTCCAAACATTAAAGAGCATAAGAGACACTATACTATCGCTTCCGAAATGCCAAACAACGACGGTTATCTTAAAGTAGCCGCCGCTATTCAAAAATTCGTAGATATGAGTATGTCAACAAACTTGTATTACAATACAGCCAATTATCCAAATAAAGTTCCGCCTCAAACTGATCTTGTTCGTGATATTCTCTTGGCTTATAAGTATGGTATTAAAAATCTTTACTATACAAACACATTTGACGGCGATACACAAACCGTGTTGGGTTCAGCGACAGAAGTTAAAAAAGTAGAACCAGAAGCAGAAGCAGATAATTGCTCCAGTGGAGCTTGCACCCTATAAAAAATGAAAACAGTATTAAATACCATTAACACAGACTCTCTTAAACAGCCGATCTTTCTTGGCGAAGATTTAGCTATTCAGCGTTATGACCGTTTGAAGTATCCAAAGTTCTATGATCTTTACGATCAACAGATGAACTTCTTTTGGCGACCACAAGAGGTTAATCTTACTAAAGATTCCGCTGATTACAAGAACTTGTCTCCAGAAGAACGTTTCGTTTTTGATAGCAATCTTCGCTTTCAGACGATGACTGACTCTATGCTTTCGCGCAGTATCAATTCTCTTGCTGATTACGTTAGCAATCCAGAGCTTGAAATTTGCATGAACGTATGGTCTTTCTTTGAAACTATTCACAGTAATAGCTATACTTACATTCTCCAAAACGTACATCCTGATGCTACTAAGTTCTTTGATTCCATCTTAGAAGATAAAGAGATCGTTAAACGCGCAGAAGCTATTTCTAGCCGATATGACGCGCTCTTGAATACTAAGAGCAGCGATCCTAAACAGCAAATCTTTGATGCTTTGTTGGCGACTCAAATTACCGAAGGTCTTACCTTCTACGTCTCATTCGCTTGCTCGTTCTATTTCGGCTATCGCGGCAAGATGGAAGGGAACGCAAAGATCATCAACTTGATTTCCAGAGACGAGAATCTCCATGTTGCTATCACGCAAAACATCTTTAAAATTCTCCGAGATAATCCAAAAGAAGGCTTTCAAGAAATAATCAAGAACAATGAAGACCGTGTTTATGAAGCTTATCGTATGGCAGTGGACGCTGAAAAAGAATGGGCCGATTACCTTTTCTCTCGCGGCAGCTTGATTGGCTTGACCCCTGATTCTCTCAAGAACTACGTTGAATGGCTTGCTGATAACCGTTTAACTTCTATGGGTTACAAGAAAATCTATAATGTTAAAGCTAATCCTCTTTCTGGATGGTTGAACAGCTTCTACGATAGCAAAAAGATTCAAGTTGCGCCTCAAGAAACAGAAATCTCGTCCTACGTTAAAGGCGTAGATAACAAGATGGATGAATCTGTTTTCGATATTAAGCTTTAATCTAAGTAAAGATTATCGCCTCGTGGGTCAATCCAGACTCCGTTTACTCTAAAAAGCTCAACTCTTTCGTTGGGCTTTAATACAGTTATGTTTTCACCATTAGCTGTATCTCCGTCTGGATTGTTAACGTAGATATCGTGTTCGCCAATGTTCACGAAGTTTAGCGACGAACCTTCAATAACGTCTTCGGGAACGACTACAGTAGAGTTGCTATTTGTATTAAATACATGAAGAATGTCCATTTCTGTTGGAGCAATGATTTCTGGGTTTTCAATTCTTTGAACTAGTCCGTTACTTCCTGTAATAGTTTCTCCATTGTAATCAAATTCTACGTTTATTTCAGCTACTGTATCAGCGTTAAGCCCAATTCCATTCCAGTTGATTGTTCCTAATGATACTATTTTGTATCTAATACCTTCTGTCATGTCAGCTGCGCTGATTTGTCCTTCGTCAGCATTTCCGTTAAGCGTTTTCTTTTTGTAAGATTTAGTTATAGCTTCTCTCTCTTCGTCAACTAAATAACCGCTGCAAACAGCAGACATGATACCAGTGCCAAAATCGTCGTAAGGTAAGAATTTATAGTAATAGTCTGTTGATCTCTTTATTGATTCGTCACTCAATTCTATGACGTTAAGTAGTCTTCTGGTATCGGTCATTAGATATTCTCTATGATAGTTAGTTTTCTTCGATACGTCTGGAACGAAGCCTGATACATCTCCTGTATATATATCTACTTTATAAACATCTTTATTTGATAAAGGCGAGTAGCAGTTAAAGACAAGTTTGTTAAAAGAAACTTTTTCTGGTAGAACTGTCATAGCAATTCCAGAGAATCCTATTTTGCCAGTAGGCACAGCGGCCAAATCAGCGATTCCCATTGGATTGTTCTTAGTTTTTGGCAACTCTCTACCTTCATTTTGTCCGTAATCAGTATAATGCTCTAGTCCGAAACTTTCTTTAGATATTGATTTATCGACATTCTTGTTATAAAAGTCCAGTAAGTCTCCATATAGATTAATATAAGCTTCGTAGTCTGGGTCTCCATCGCCTCTATAATTAATAGTGATTCCAGCAACAGAAGGAGTTGATCCTTCTTCAATTCCGTTAAAGCCTGTGGCGCTTAAAAATGCGGACACTATATCTCCATAGGAAACATCCGTTTCGTCTTCGCTTCTGAGCATTGTTCCAGCACTATCTCTTAATCCAGAACCAGTGACTATATTGTTCGTTCCGCTATTCCATACAGCTAATCTTTGGTATGATTGATTCCCGTAGATACCAGAAAGAATTTGATACGGCGAATCTTGGTAAGAGTCGATAACTTCAATATCTCTATACGAAGGAGGAATGTTTGTTGCTTGATAAATTCCAGTAAAAAATTTACCATTAGTATCTTCGATTTTGATTCTCAAGCCTAAGTTTCTAGAAGCTTGTACGTTTTGATAGTTGCTTTGTTCTCTGCTTACTAGCTGTTTGTTAGCGTTTTCATCTATTCTGTAAGAGAATCCTTGGTATTGTTTTACAGTCTCTAAAACTGCTCCACCTTCATTGAGGATTTCCAAGGTAACTTTTGGAGGAAACTCGATGAAAGGGTTGCGTCTCATCTGATCAATATTAGAAACTATTCCGCCTGTTGGATCAATGTATTTCCATCTGAATGTTAAATCGGCTGATGTAAAGTTTCCTACGCCAATGCCAGTAAAGCATGAATCAGAAGATTTGTAGCCAATATTGTATCTCAAGCTATCTGTATCAGCTGTATCTAATTTGATTCCACTAACCAATACAGAATTAACTGTTATTCCGCCAATTTGCAGTGTTGCTTGCGGTAAAACTTGTATATCAATTGACGCAGCTCCATCAGATAAGAATTTGTAAGGAGTAATTCCTTGGGTGTAAACATCAATATCGTATTGACCCCATTTTTCATTGATCGGAATAGTAACTTTATTAGTTCCAGATGGTACTGCAAAAAATTCAGTTAAAGCAGAATCGTTACTATTTGAATAGTCTGGTCTGCTTACATAAATTTTATAACCATTGATTGGCGTACTTGTCACCTGTTGCCAAGTAACGTCTAGCCCAGTTCCTCCGTATATTCCTGTGCTTGTGATAGATGATACTGGGTCTGGTTTTATAATTTTATCGTAAGGAGAGGCGACATATTGACTTGGCGAATTGTCAGCGATTTCTCTTTCCACAAAGTTTTCTTTGTCTGGCATATACTGCAATCCAACAATACCGTACTGATTAGCCTCTTCTTCTTTTGTAGCGATAGTTTTATAGTATTTAGGCTCGACTCCTGAACCGCTTAATACATAAGTGCTTCCAGCTGAAAGCAAATCTAAGTTTCTTGCTGATGTATCTACATTTAAGTTGTAATATCCAATAGGATAACCAGTTCCATATACTAATCCGCTATAACCTAAACCTGAACCTTCTGCGAGCGTAGCTAAATTACTTTCTCCAAGTGGACCTGCTCCAGCATGGATTTTATTTATACCTAAAGAAAGGAATGTTCCAGTAATGTGAGCGGTTGTTAATTCTGTTGTGATTGGTATTTTTTCACCGTTCTGTTTTACATAGAAGTTTTTTGGGAATCCGTATGTTGAATATCCTAAAGAATTTCCAGCAGTCCATTTATTTCCGACTTCAAATGTAGTTGGTGATTTATGATCTTGAATGCACAAATAAACATTTCCGTTATTCTTTACTCTATCACCAACTCTATATCCGAAATCAAAGGTCCAATCTTTAAGGTTTGTGGCTTGATTGTTTCCAATATCAGCTTGAGAGATTGTGTAGTATGGGCGCAGCTTGCTTAAAGCCAACAAATCTCTGTAATAGAAAGTTAAACTTCCTTGATCACTTAGATTCTTAGAAGCTCTTTCGATGATTCTGTAGCCACCTTTAATAAACGCAGCCGCGTATCCGAAAGAAGTTGAAGTTGCGGATATATTTTTACCAATTTTAAATACCTCTGTTGCTGCAAGATTTTTCCAATTAGCATTAGAAGCGGCGTATGAATTACTAATAACCGCGCCTCTTGTAAATATAGCTATAACATTACCAGCTAGCGCACTTGTATATACAGAAGAACTCCATACATCATCTAAATTAGATACGGTTGCAGAATCAATTCTAGAGCCATCAGCAGCAGATATTTCCGCAATAGCTACCACATTTTGATTAACTTGCACTTGAGCAGAACCGTTTGTGTAAAAGAATGAATTCGACCCATCGACTTTGTAATCTATTTTGCCTAGCCAGTTGTTGGCTACAGGAGCTATTAGTTGGCCTGTTCCAGCTGCTCCAATTAAATCAACGTCAAGCCCAACTTCGTTAAATACTCCAGTTACTTGTTGATAAGATAAAGTATCCCAAGTTGGATTACCATCAGCTATTGTATTTTCTGGAAATCTATAAATGATTCCCGTCAAAACGCTATCTCCAGTCGTAACAGCGCCAGAAAGTCTTCCTTCTTCCAAATGAACATCTGTGATTACAGAGTCCATTAAGAAATTACCAGTAACAGTTAAAGTACATCCGTATGCGTCATCTTGAACTTGCTTGATGTTTAGTTGTTTTAATTGGCTTTGGCGTCTAGCTCTGATATTTTCCAAAGTTCCAGTAAAATTTCCGCTGGCGTCATTGAGCGCATTTAAATCAGATACTTTGTAATTTCCAGAAGGAATGTGTACAAATATCCCAGAAGATAATCCTTGCTGAAACTCTCCATCAATTTTGATTGTTTTATTAGCTGAATCTACATCAAGAATTCTTCCAAATGTTCTTGCCACATTTTTAATTTCGTCGCTTACCACGAATAAATCCCCGATTTGGAGATAAGAGCCTTCTATGCCTGCGGTAAATGTCACCACTTCTGATTCGTTCATAGAAGTTGACATAACGTATCTTCCTATGCGTTTCGCTTCTGATCTAGAGGTGCATCCAGCGGCATTAATCTTAAACGGATTTAATCCATATTTGACTATACCTTCCGAATCTTCAACGTACTCTACTTTTGGTTTGTAAAAATCATATCTATCGTTATAAGTTATTTCTACGCAGGTATAACGTAAATTTTTAGCCGTATCTTCGTAATTGAAAACTCCATCTTTTACTGAAGAATTAGCGAACTGCATAACAGGTTGTTTCGGCATATCAGCAAAGAACGAAAAGCCTTCTGTCGTCCAATACAAAATACCTTTAAATACAGCGGAAATATCTTTCAATACATTGTAAGCTTCATCTTTGTTGTAGAAGATAATGTTACAAGTATATCTTGGCTCTAATCCGCCTTTGCCATCTGGAACTCCTCTAAATCTTCCGTCATCATCAACGCAATCACAATAACGACCAATATCATACAGAGTCCATTTATCTACGGCTTTAGAATCAATATAATTACCTAATCCATAGTTAGGATCAGTAATAATGTCATACAATACCCAAGCAGGATTATCTGTCCAAGCGATCTTAAATGTTCCGTCCCAATCTCCATAGTATATCCTGTTGCTATCATAAAAGTTATTATCGCAGAACTGAGTTAATTTAACGTCTGAATCGTGAAGCATACAGAACTTTGCTCCTCCTGTATCTTCCGCAAGCTCTCTTAAAGTTCTTGTGCCAGAAAAATCTGAATCGTTATGAAAATAATAAATGTTAACGCCGCTTTCTCTTGCGTGAGATAACAACGTATCATAAGTATTTTGACTCATTGTTTCTGGAGTTGATCCAGAAAAATAAATAACTTTTCTAACAGTATTTTCCCAAACGCGCTTTAAGGTTGATCCTTCGCTTGATTTTCCTACCGTATCTGTAATACTAAATTGAGTTTTTCTTAAAAAGTAATTAGCGATAATAGTTTCATCTGGATTTGTAGAAATCTGAGTTGAACTCAAAGCATCGAACAATTTCTTATAAAGATTTGTATTATTTGCGCCATCAGAATCAGGAGTTTCTACCTCAAAAAAATCGCCATTATCCGAGAAAAACGTAAAGTTATTGATTATATCTCCTGTTTTTTCGTTAATTGTAGTGTTGGTTCCGTTTGATGTTTGCCAGATAGAAGCTCTTATATATTTATATCCAGAAATTAATTTAGAAAGTATATCTTTTAAATTTCTTTTCAATAAAGCTCTGGTTGCAAAATTCATATTTTGATCAACCATAAATACAAGGTCTAATGTATTTGGGTCTGCGTCATAATCGGGATTTGGATAAACATATCTTCTATCTAAACCGTTGCCTCCTGTCGGATAATAATTAGAAGGAACTTTAACCTTCTTCATCTTAACGTCGAATTTTTTTGAAGGAATATTTGAGAATGTTCTAGAGTCAAATTTTAATCCAACGTGAGCAGCCATTGGATAAGAGAAATTTCTGTCTATAACTTCAATTACAGCTTCTACGCTAACTTCTCTTTTCACCAAAGGATTGATAGTCTCTGGCGATTTCTTTTCTATCAAAATGAAACGATCTCTTCCGTTTACAGACGGAGGCAGCACAATATCAGCAGACAACATTTCATTCTGCGTAATTGGACTTGTCTCGGTCGGTTGTGGGTCGTTTGGATCGTCTGACATAAATTATTATATTTTTAAGATGCTGTTATTGCAAATTTTCTTACATTATCAGCAGTTCCGCTTGCCGTTAATTTTACGAACGCATTGTCTGGCGACGTAGCCGAAATAGCTAAATAATGATCGTCTGCTACTGCTAACTTACTTGTAATCTCAGATGGTATTTGAAAAGAAAATGTTCCTACATTGACGCCTTCAGTAACAATTTCACTTGCTAAAGCTTCCCAAGTATAAGTTTGATAAGTGGACGAAGAGCGCCCGAAATCAATTTCGGCGACTACTTTGATAGCAGCTTTATGAGAAATAGTTGTATATCCACTATAAATAAAATAACTAGCTCTTCCTGAAACGGTTATAGAATTTCCTTTAACAAAAGAATTTGAAGCTAACGCATTAAACGTTTTATGAGAAGCTCCATCTCCAACTACAGAGTTTGTATATAAAATAGTATTTGGAGCTGTTGGAACATAGTTGCTTACCGCTTTATCATTTAAGTCGTATATAGTAGATAAAACAGCCGAATAATTTCTTGGGCTAATTCCTAACGCTATAACTTCTGCTTGTGTTTTTTGAATAGACATATTACGGTTCTCCTACTAGAGTTTGCCATTGATCTCTTACGTAGCTGCTGTATTGATCTCTTGTGGTAATCGAGGTACCTCCTAAACCTCCGATTCCTGAGTTTCCAACGCCGATATTTGCGTTAACAGTTCCTCCAACGCCCATGTTTGAACCATCTCCAATCATTAATCCGTATGGAGATTGAACGTAGCCATTAATTACTATAGTTCTATTGCCAAGAATAAGTCCACCATCTAATCCATATTTAATAATTAATTCTAAATTAGTAGCTTTGTTTGTTCCCAATCCTCCTTTTGAATCTCCTCCTTCGCTAACTGTATCAAATAACTGCTCTATTAATAAACTAATTTTTAATTTCTTAACGTCTTTGTTTTTGATTTTATGAATAAAGACAAAAGGGTCTTGATTTTCGCTGGGCCAACCATCACTGCTTTTTGCCCAATTAACGAAATTACCACCTGGTCTGTTATTCAAAGCGGCTTCTGTTCCTGTGTCTGTATTGGTGATTGGACCTAGTAATTTAAAGTTAGCTGGCCGAGCTATATATACTTTTTTGAAGTTATTTAACGGCTTTTGATTTTCTGTTCCAAAATTGATTTCCATCATTACGTTTCTGTAATTATATTCTCCTTTGTAATTCATGACAGGAGTATCATTCAAGTAAATCCCTTTTAACATATCTAAGCCATAAATCTTTTTACCAAATTGATCAACTAATCCGTAGATTGGACCTTCGCACAGTAAATCAACACACTCATATATAGATATTGATTTCAAAAGACGGCTATCTCCACCGGGTGGAATTAATTTAGGAGTAGCAGCGTCAGTTCCAGAACCAAATGCTCCTTTGAAAAATCTATATGGATTAAGTATTTTCATGTGTTATTCGCCTACTAATCTAGAATCACTAACAGAAGAAAATAATGATTTTTGAGCGTTAGAGTTTGAGAACTTTACATCTATTTTGACTGGAGAAGAATAAAGGGTATTAGATGTTCCAATTTTAGCGATACATTGCCATTTTGCTTTGTATATTGATAAACCAGATTTTGCAGATGTAAATAAATCAGAGCTTGGTCTTTCAGCCGTGAATCTAACTAATCGGTTAAATTCAGCAGAAGAGTGTTGTGAATAACTAAACAAATCCTCAAATACATATCCACCAGAACCGCTGATCGCTGTATTATTTCTATAAAATACGCTTCCTACTGCTGGAGAACTAGCGCCGATAGAACTCCAGTTAACGGTTCCCAACGTAATAATTTTGTATTTTTTACCAGCTACCATAGAAGAAGCGTTAATTAAAGCTCGTTTATTTGAAAATTTTACGTTCCTTTTTTGAGACAAATCATTATAAGATCTATGTTTCAAAACAGAAGATGGCAATATTCCGTATTGCGAATACGACTCTCCATCAAGTTTTGATCTATAATAAATACTTAATCCGTCAGAACCAATTCCATCTTGAAATCTAGCATTTAAACGATGGAAACCTGCGGTTAACATTATCTCTGTTGTTGTCGATGGTATATCTGCGATTGCTGGAGCTGGAACATTATTTAAAGCGAATCCATGCGAATCGTAATAAGAGCTAGCTAGCTGCCCGTCAATATGAAGATCACCAGCATCATCAGAATCTATCTTAAAATTAAACTTTCTTAAAGGATAAACTTTTCCGTTACTCGCCGTTAAAGCTGGCGTACCGTTCTTTACAAAAGTCATTCCAAGTTCAGGCATAATTGGCGCACTTCCTGATCCAGTTAATCCAATAGTTGCCCACTGACCTGTTGAGCCTATCTTCGTTATTTCGTAAGCCACTCCTGATTGTGCATCCACAATATCAATAACTTTAGTTTGGTCCATTTCTACATATAAATAACCATAAAACTCCATCATATAATTATCTATTGAGTTTCTGTCTCCGTCAGAGTTGATTATAGTTTGAAGATTTGTTTGATTAACGTCTCCAACATAAACTCCTTGTGTTGAAAATGCAGGAAAACTATCAGTTAAAGAATTGAATCCTGTTTCGGTTAGAGGAGATGTCACTAAACTCCATCCTGTAGGATCTAAAGATGGAATGACTCCAGTATTTGTTTTTAAAGCTTTGTATATATATTGATGAGATGGGTTTTGTATTTCCGACCAAAACCCAGTATTTACTGTTGACCCGCTTAAAGGAGCTATCTGCTCGACAGCTACAGCATAAGAACCTGTTGATGTTGAATATACTTCAGATCCGCTTGCGCCAGAAATAGTAAATGTAAAATTAGTTTGGCCTGTTCCTGTTCCTGTAACAGATATTAAATGCGTTCCGTTAGCGTCGGAGGTATTTGCTCCGGTTCCTATTAACTCAAATACATTGACGTTAATATTATTCAAAAATCCATGAGAGTTTTGCGTAGTTACTGTTACTACACTTCCAGATCTAGATGCGCCGCTAATTGTAGCTTCGCCCATTGAATCTCTTACAGCAGAGAAATAACGATCTTGGTAACTTACCAATTCTTTTTGCTTAAAAAAATAATCTTTATCCCACAAGCCTAATGTTAAATCATTAAATTCAGTTGGACCCCATTTTACTAAGGACCCACTTTCGTAAACGTTAAAGTAATTTGGTTCAGTATTTGAATTTCCAATTACTAGATTTGTTTTTAATTTAAATGATAATGGATCGTAAGAGCGGTAAACTAATCCGTCATTAAAAGCGTACGCAGTTTCCATCTTAATAGCACCGGGCGTAGTTGACGAAATCTCTTTCCATTCGTAACTAATATCTGGATTATATGTGTCTAAATTTGGATTCGACACAACTTCTCCATTAGTTTTAACTACAACTTCAACAGGATCACTGGCAACTTTTCCTACGCTAGTAGTTAAGATATTAATATAAGAATTAACCAAATTGATAGAAGAGAAAATTTGGCTATCTCCTAATTCTGTAGCCTGATTTGTAGAGAATCCATCTACATTTAATCCATAAGGGGATGGAGCTTCATCGTCAGCTATGATTTCGGTATAATCGCTAACAGGCATATCAGTAGGAGCCATTAACTTTTTAATGTCTGTTGCTAATGGATAATGATTTGTTGTAGAGCTGACTTGAGATGATCCAATCAAGAGCCGACCGTATCCAACTGGAACAGCTTGTCCCTGAGTAATATTGTTTGGTTTTGATCCGAAAAGATACGATTTTCCTCCCGCCGAAACCTCTTGATTAAAATCAGGTTTAGGTTGAGGAAATAAAAGAGACATTACTCCTTGAAGCGCGATGCTCGCGCCTATCATTCCGATTATTCCAGCTGCACCAGCTAAACCTTTACCAGCGGCAAAGACGCCCATTGCTGCTGGCCCACCTATAGCCGCAAGCCCGCCAGTCACCGTTACGAGAGCTAAACCAATAGCGATCATAGCGAAAGCTCCTGCATTTTTGCCAGCCCCCCAAACAACAGGAACAATATGTATTTCTTGCGGAACTCTTTGTATTTCTAATTCTTTTGGGTCTTGCATTACTTCATCATCAATAATAATTCTATAAAATACTCCTTTAGCCATTAATTTCTTAACGGTTGCGATAAAACCTTTTCTATTAGAATTAATTGCGCGAAAAGTATCTTTAGCTGACTCAATGTTCAGCTTAAAATGCTCACCATAAAGATTTTTTAATTCTCCGTGCAGATAGATATTAGTCATACATCTCCTTTAATACTTTAATGTACTCTTTACTAACATGAGGAATCTTTGGCGTTAAAAGATTAAACTTCTCTGTTTGCTTGCTGTATATCAAATACGGAACACAAGAATTTTCGCAATTAAATTTATCAAACTTAGACTCTTCTTCTCCAGATGAAGGATGAGTATGATAGATCGCCATCAACTTACCACTTCTAATTTTCTTTACAACCTCTAATGGATGAATCTCAAATAAGTTATTTTCATAAATCGCAATGTTTTTAGCTGGTTCAGTTACAACTTTGCCATTTTCCATACAAACAAAGCCGCAAACTTCAAGATCAGATGTAGATGCGTGATCAATTATAGATTTCATATTATTGTCCGTTAATGCTATATTCTTCTGTACCGGGGAATCCACCAAAAGGCAAGCATCCTTCGTTCCCAAATCTCATTCTGCATCCAGTAATAGTTTTGGAGCATTGATCAGCAACCCAATGTTCTTTATTGAATAATGGATCTTTATTTGGCGCTGATGTGTGGTTTTTCAAACAAACGTAAACTTTCATAAGAGGCTCCCAATTTGGGACTTCGTTAATGTCGCTCTTAGAAACTTTTATATTACTCGTCTCTCTGTAAACAAAGTCGCCTACTTTATAATTATTCCCATTGTTCTTCCATTTTAATTCGTTTTTAGCCGAAAGCAAAGTAGCTCTATCTATTCCAACTGATTTATTCAACGAAGCGTCAAATGTAAATTTCTGCGCTGAAGAAAGTTTTCCGGAATCTGTGGCGTCATAATAATAACGAGTAGTTGGAACTTTTGTCCAACTTGCTGTTCCTAAGTTAGTTCCTGTTTGATAATATAAATCTAAACCAAGAGAACCTAAATAGTTATAATGCTTGATCAAGATGTTATGATAACCTACTCCTAAATTTGGGCTAGAAACAACTACGTTAAATGTGCTTGGTAAATTCTCATTTCTCATTGCGCCTGTTCCATATTTATAAGCTACTTTAACTCCATCAATATATACTTCTGCCGAATCATCGACATCAATTCCGAAAGAGTAGCTACCATTTTCTCCTCGATCAACTTTAAAAAATCCATAAAATTCAGTAAAGCATTTTTCAGTAGCGGTTCCTATCACAACATCAGACAAAACTTCTTCCGAAGAATTAACGTAAATAGAATTGCGCAAATCTGTCACAAAGAAATCTGGATAATCTTCAAGAACGTCAACAGGAGGATCGCCAGCTAACGGAGGTAACACGGTATTAGTGTATTTTCTTTTAAGAATGCCTGACCTCGTATCCAGAACTACCGACAGTCTTTGATCGTACTCATTAGCTACTGGTCCGCCCATGTACCGACAGCCATTGCCTCTATAATGAAAAGAGCAATATCGCGCCATAACGATACGTTTCGGAAACGTAACGTTTTCTAATTCAAGCGGAGAACTAAGTTCAAATTCTACGATGGCTCTATTTTCACTAGATTTTCTTAAAATAAAGAAGACCTGATCTTCTAATCCTGCGTTAGCGTCCGCTGTTCCATAGGGATTGCGCTGTTCAGAAAAGTTGCTGTTATCTAAAAATCTAAGGAATACTCTTTTTCTAACTATCTTAGCTCCAGCGAGATTGTTGTAGCGTCTAATCAAGTTGGACATGAAAAAGTCCTGATTAGATACCATTAGCTTTGGCCTAGGAAGAGAGCCGTCGCCCTTGCTCTCAAATCCAGAGCTTTGTATAGGAAAAGGTACATATTCCTCTCCTTGCCAATAGATTGAGCCATTTATTCCATTAGTGCCGCCATGAATGTAAAGCTTCTCATCTGGCATATTAACGTAATCATAATAAATCACGAAGAATTCCAGCAACGCTGTTGGCTCCAGCGAAAATAACTCTGAATTAGCTTTATGATTAGATTCCCTTGACATTTCCTTTTACCTTTAGATTATATTACACCCATGAGTCAGAAAAACCATATAAAAATAGACGCATTTACGGTAATGCCAATGCGTTTGTCCGATTTGCCTGACGTTTTAAGGTTAGCCGTAAAAGCTCAAGCCTCCTTTGGTATAACCACAATAGCTTCGCCATCATTATTCTTTAAGGAAATATCTTTAAATCTTCAAAATAACTTTAGAACATCTTGCGTATTCAAAGACGATAAAGGCAAGATTTTCGGCGCGTTAGTGTTTCGTGAAACAACTAGCATTTCCGCTGAATTCACATATATGTTCTCTGATCCTAAATTTATCCATCAAACAGAACAAATCAAAAAAGCTTTCAGTAATTATTTAGAAACATCCAAATATAGCGAAATTACTGTTCATGTATTCAAAAAGCGCAAAAGATTCGACTCTTATTTAAAATTAATTAAATCCTATGGTTTCGAGGAAGTTAATCAAGAAAGCGAATTGTTTTTAAAACTTATTTATAGAAAAAGTTAAAGTTAATGTAATAATCTTAATGATTATGAACAAAATTAAACTATTCATCGTTTCGTTAATTCTAGCTGTTTTGGCTACCAAAGCTCACGCTGGTGTGCCATTTTATCTGGAATCCAAGAACAACACTGCCGCAATCGACTGGAATACTCAAACATATTCCCATGAAGCTCGCGTTGGCGTAGCTTATCCTTGGGTTTATGCCGAAGTTGGCAAAGGTCGCCAATACGTCAACTCCTTTAACAAGGGTGAAAACATGGAGACTTTTGAACTTGGCTCCAAGATTTCAATTAAGAAAGTTGACGTTAGGCTCAAGTTTGAAGGTAGTCATGGAAAGCGGTTGAATTCTAAATTCCCGCAAAAATTCCTTGACACGGGCGGCGAAGTCCGCATTAGATATAACTTCTAATGAAGTTTGACCGTCTCGTAAACCTAG